ATCGCTCAAGAAGCGATTCAAAGAACTGGACGAATGAATGTCCTTTTCACATCACGACACAGTCAGCCAGTAAGAGCGTGGTTGACCGCAAGAGAGCCACATCCGCAAGTGACTCAATATGATTTCTACTTGAACACTTCTTACGGGTTCAAGTGTACCGTAAGTTTTGCAGACAAATGGTATCCAGGTATTCAACCGATTTTTTGATGCCTAAAGGAATCCCAAAGTCCGGCCCTCGTAAAGCCGGATGCGGTCGAAAGTCTGGAGAGCCAACCACGACAATCGCCTTCAGAGTGCCTCTCATTCATGAAGCCAGATTAAAACTAGCAATTCGAAACATGATTTCAGAACTGAAAAAACAAGACCCTCTTAATTGAGGGTTTTTTTATATTTGCAAAAACGATTTCACTATGCCACTCAAAAAAGGATCAAGTCAAAAGACCATAAGCCAGAATATCAGCATGGAATTGAAGAAGAATCCTTCCATGAAACCTAAGCAAGCGGTCGCAATCGCACTCAGCACGGCAGGTAAGGCAAAGAAGCCAAAAGGCAAAAAGAAAATGTAAAATGGCTGAAAAGAAGTTCAAGAAAACAATAGGAGACAAAACCGTCAAGTTCGGGGCGAAGGGTTATTCCATCGCACCCGGCACGGCCAAAGGTGACTCCTACTGTGCCAGATCAGCCGGGATAAAGAAGTGCAAGAATCCACCATGCCCGAATGACTTGAGCCGCCAAGCTTGGGGTTGTGAGGGCAAGAAATCAGTAAAATCAAAGGCAGTTAAATTTAAACGAACTTAAGAAAATGAAACCAGGATTATACGCAAACATCAACGCTAAGAAGAAACGCATTGAAGCCGGATCAGGCGAGAAGATGAACCGTGTAGGATCAAAGGCCGCACCATCGGCAAAGGACTTCAAAGTGTCTGCAAAGACCGCAAAGAAGCCGACAAAAAAGAAATAGTCAATTCAAATCATTTACCGTGAGAACGGCACTACTTAAAATGTTAAACTATGCCAGCAGGAAGGCCCACAAGCTATGACCCGAAGTTTTGTGAAATGCTTATTGACCACATGGCGAAAGGATATTCCTTTGAATCATTTGGTTCAGTTACAGACACTTGTAAGGATACTTTGTATGAATGGGTAAAAGTTCATCCAGAATTTTCCGACTCAAGAAAAAAAGCCTTGGATAAAAACAGGTTTTGGTGGGAGACTCAAGCCATTGAAAACATCCTCAATAAGAAGGAAATGACCAGAGATAAAGACGGAAATACCGTTTTGGTCGAAACTTCAATAAATGCCCCTATCTGGATTTTCAACATGAAAAACCGATTTAAGGAAGAGTGGAGAGATAAGCAGGAAATAGAAACTACACCGCCAGAACTTACTGTTCGAATAACCGGACCAGAACCACCACCAGAAAAATAGTTTGTTTGCTAACTTTTTCCCGAAATAAATTAGCAAATGAATTACGAATTCGACCGTAAATGGTGGTTAAAGTGGTACTGGCCTTTCGTAGAAACTCTCTACACCAAGGAGGGCCATTACGGGACAAGGCAATCAGCCAAGAGTCACAACATTGCTAGAAAGCTAATCTACCATTCCTTTCAGCCTTACCAGTTCAATGTGATTCATTCCAGAAAGGTCTATTCCGACATTGAAGGCTCTACCTTTACTCTGCTGACAAACTTGATTTATAAGAACTTCAAGAATGATTTCATCATCCGAAAGAATCACTTTGAGATCATCAATAAGCACACGGGTAATTGGTTCAGAGGATTGGGAATGGACAAGGCAGAAAAGGGTAAGGGCGTGGAAGGGGCTAACATTGCCTGGTTAAACGAAGCTAACCAATTCACTCGTGAAGATGTGGACTATATCGACACAACCCTACGAGGTGAAACAGGCGTTCCCATATCTCTCATAATGGACTGGAATCCTGAATCCATCAACCATTGGCTGAAACGGGAAGTGGATGAGAACAAGGATAAACCCGATTGCCTATTCCACAAGTCAACCTTCTGGGACAATTACACAATCGACCGGGAAGCCCTACACGAACGCCTTTTGCGGATCAAAGGTCACGGTCTGGAAGGCGAGAGAAGGTATAAGGTCTGGGCCTTGGGCGATTGGGGAGTTGAAGATGTTGATTCAACCTTTGCCTATTCTTTCGAGGCCGACAAGCACGTTGTAAAGGGTAGGATCAACATCAACCCTCAGTTTGAAATATACCTTTCATTTGACTTCAACGTGACCAACACCTGCGGAGTCTACCAGTTTCTGAAGAACGTCAAAGGCCAGAAGTATTACGCCACGATCAATAAGATTAAGACATACCGAATCGGGGATCTAAAAATACTTTGTGAAACGATCAAGGCTGAATTCCCAAAAGCAAAGTTCATCATCAACGGGGATGCATCCGGGCAAAACAAGTCAGCATTCACATCGGATAATATCTCAGCCTACACGGCCATTAAATCACATCTGCAGTTGAATGATATGCAGATTCAGGTCGCACCTGCTAACCCGTCACATATCCAGTCCAGAGTCATCACTAACATGGTTCTGCAAAGATGTAATGTCAGGATAGCGGAAGAAAATGACCTGCTGATTGAGGATTTAAAGCAAGCCCAGGTCGACCGAAAAGGAAGTCTTGACCCGTGGAAGCTGAAGAACCCGAACCTATCACACAGTCTCGATGAGTTCAGATATTTTGTTTTCACTAATTTTAATGAAATTGCAACCGATTACGAAATTGATTGAACAAAATGAACTGCTGTAAAACCTGTTACTCCATCTGTGAGCCTCTGATTTCCTGCTTTGAAACCCTCCTGGTTTACCTTCCGATTGGATATCCAGATGAAACGGTTAAGATCAGGATTAGCAATGGTCAGAACCATGTGACCTATCAAACCTCTGAGGTCATCGGTGGTACGCACATCCAGATTGATCTGGATAACACATTAATTCCGCAAGGGTTCTTTTCCGGCTTTGGTGGCCCGTATGAAATCCGGTTCTTGAATCCATCCTTGCAGGAATTGAATTTTGTTGCAATTGACGGAAAGATGTATAATTGCATTTCATTTAATGTGGCGAACGGTTCAACAGATGAAACGGTTGCTTTCGTGAATGCTTTCTACAACGAACTGCCGGAAGGTTACTGACATGAGAATAGTTAACGGTCTTAAAGTTTTCACGCATGACGAGGCAGTTGATATGCTGAATCAGGATGAACCGAAGCCAGACAACGACACTAAATCAGCGTTTAAAATCCTATTGATTCTTTCAATCGTTGTCATTCTCGCAATCCTTTTCTTTTAATCAACCATGACAAACTATGAATCAAATTGTGGAGGCAAGCGCAGAGGATGCTGCATTATTAGCCCTGTTTCAGATTGCGATACTGTCGGCAATGCTATCATTGTTCTTGGACTATCTGATGGATCATATGCCGCCTTTCCAATGGTATCTCAACCAGTTAAGCCAACTGCCCGAAAACATCGCAAAGCCCCTCGGTGAATGCCTCTTTTGTTCGGGTGCATGGCAATACCTTATCATCTCAATATTTTACTTTAATCAACCTGTATGGCTTTCAATATTTGGCCTTGGAATAAACCATCTGGCACTCAAACTACTGGCATACTTACGCAGCAAGATCAACCTGTAACACCTCAATACAATGGGACTGCCGACCGGAAGCATTGGGATAAGATCAAGTTTGCGTTTACTTCTGGAAACCGGAATTACTTCTGTTTTGGGCATGATATCAACATCCCTTACGAGAGGATGCACGCAGCCATTGACATTTATCGGGAGTTGGATGCGGCAGTCAATCCAGTTTATCTCGATAGCCATTGTAAAGCCGTTGATGCCGTTCTGGAATCCGAGAAAATCAAGACCAACAAGAAACTAATTGAGATTGGTATATTGAACGCCAGACTGAAGGAACGCAAAGAACTGGCCATTTCTGTCCAGATTCAAATCAAACTGGCAACGGTCAAATACTTTGATGAGATCGAAAACCCATTCAGTTATCAGCACGATTACAACAAGTCAAAGATTGAACATTGGGCCAAGTATGCCGATGTGCCTACTTTTTTTTTGACGTTGCCGGAAAATCAATATCTGACTACTGGAGACGAATTACAGAGGAGTTTGAACACCTATTTAACGGGGGAAACTCTGATGAATTTAAAGATGTTAGAGCATCATATTACATTACTTGCCTCCGAGACTTCAAACGCAGATTCAACGAAAATCTTAGCTTTGCAAAAGGAATGGGAACAGACCTTTCTCAATTGGTCGAACAACCCCTCTACACTTACTACCTGATGTACTCGCATTGGGTAGCATCACTTAAGCAAGACAAATCCAATGCGAAAAAATGAGTACCTTAAGTACCAATCAGATTGTTGTCGAATACATCGTTAAAGGCGAAGATGTATTAAAAGCAAAAAATCAATTTGACGGTCTGACAAAGGCTGAAACCGAAAGCCTGAATGCCCTTAAAAAGATCAATGACCAATTAAAAGTAAACGGTGATCAGGCTAAAAAATCAGGGGATGATTTAGTAAACGCATTAGGTAAATCAGATAATCAAGTCAAAGGATTAGGAAGTTCACTTAAGGGAATAACACCACTTTTAGCCGGAGCGTTTTCAATAGCTGCCGTTTCAGCATTCACCAAACAAGTAATTGAAACAACCATCAAATTTGAGGGCTACAACAAGGCAATTGAATTTGGATCAGGTAGTGCTGAGAACTTTGCTAAAAATCAAGAGTTCCTAAACAACCTAATCAATAAGTATGGTTTAGGTCTGGCATCGGCAACAGAAGCCTACAAGCAATTCTTTACTGCATCAACTCTTGCCGGGCAAGCACAAGACGAGACGAACCGACAATTTGAAGCGGTTACTAAGGCCGGAACGGTTCTCAAACTGACCACCGATCAAATGCAAGGTGCGTTTATGGCCCTTGGTCAAATGATGTCAAAGGGTACGGTTCAGGCTGAAGAGTTAAGAGGCCAACTGGGTGAACGTATTCCAGGGGCGTTCAGCATCATGGCAAAAGCCTTGAATGTAAATGAACGCCAATTAGGTAAAATGCTTGAGCAAGGTCAGGTTTTATCCAAGACCGCACTTCCGGCATTTGCAACTGAACTCGAAAAGACCTTTGGTCCTGCTGCCGAAAAGAATCTAAATGGAATGGTCAATTCCCAAAACAGATTCAACAATGCAATTGATGGTCTAGTTTTAGCAGTTGGTCAAAAACTAGAACCATTCCTGAAAGGTGCTTATGATTTGGCCGCAGGAATTGCAACTGAATTGGCAAAAGTTGGTAAAGCTGCCAAAAAAGAATCTGCTGAGAATCTTGGATTGAAACGAGCCGAAGCGGATATTGTAAAGCAATTGATTAAGTATGGTGGATCGTATACTGTTCAAAATGCAAAGTTTCTACGGCAGCAAGAAGCAACATTGTTATTAATGGGGATGTCTGCAAAAATTGAAGCACAACAGACTTTGGTTACTGAAAAAAAGTTGCAAGCAGTAGGGAATTTAGGTGGCAGAGCAAAATTAAACTTAGAGACTGCACAAAAAGAATTAGCCATTTTACAAGCTGAAGAAAAAGAACTGGAAAAAATTGCAGGAATTAAAACTGTACCTCCTCCTCCACCCCCACCACCACTAACTGACAAAGAAAAGAAAGCCATTGAAGATGCATTAAAGAAACAACAGAAGGCTCTTGAAGATGAATACAAGAGAAAGGTTGAACTACTGGAATTAGATAGGCAAATCGCTGCTGAAAAGATCAAGCAAACGGTTGATGCTGATGGGCAAAAGATTGCCATGATGGAGTTGGAGTTTGCAACCAACTTGAAACTGCTCAAACTTTCAGAGGAATATCAAAAAGTAAAAACTAAACAAGGCACATTCGAAGTTAAGGAAGCCAAAGACAAGGCAAAACTTCTTCCTGAAATTCTCAAGACTCAAAATGTCGAAATCACCCAGGAATACATTGATGCCGGAATCAGAGATCGTGAAACCCGTGTCAAAGGTGAGGATGAAGTACAACAGGGAATTTATGACGCTAAACTAAAAGCCATTGAACGCAATAAATTGATTCAACAGGCTTCGATTGAATCTGAAGTTTTAACCGATTCTCAACGGAAAGAAAAACTGATTCTGAATGAAATAGCCGCCAATGATGAAATCATAAAGTCCAACGATGAAGCCGCCAACAATGGGGTTGAATCAGCCTTGGATGCCAACGCAAAAATTCTTGCTGACAATGCAAAGCTTTATCGTGAACTGGCTGATTTGCGGAAAAAGGATGAG